CTCAATATTTTTCTGGACCGCAAATCCTTCATAGGACGGTCCCGAACTGGATCCTCAAGTTAGATCCACCCTAGACTCACTCAGAGCCCTTCACCTTTAAGTTTCCGGTGCGCACTCTGTTAGGTCGCAGTCCGACTACAACCTAACGACGCGTCCACTCAGGACGCGATTTATGGACATCACTCAGATGTCCCACACTCACGAACATTTCCGAACTGCGTCCAATCTCTAGAACACATATATGTTCGGAACGTTCCCGTAACAAATTCCTCCTTAATATCATCATAATTTAGGAGGATCAAAACATGCAGAAGATCAGTTGCTTTAAACCAGGAAATGATATCCTCTTGCATTTGATGAAAGAACTCTCTACCATGCATGAACGCTTCACGTTGCGCTGACAAAGCAACATCTTTAAGTCTCACATCCGCACTCACATCCGCATCGCTCATCTGAAAACAGAAGGATTTATAAATCGAATCCAATTCTATAGGGGCCAAATAAAGTCCCATCTCGTAATCATAAACAAATTTCCGCTTCAGAAAAGTGGTCTCATCCCACGGAATGTGGGCTCGAATACCCTTATCCTTATCAGCGGGAGTTACAGTATAACCACACAAAGCATAAACTGGTGCAATAGTGACCATATTGTACTGTTCAATAATCTCTTCAGAAATGGACGAAATATTATCATCTCCCGTAGTGGCCGGCTCAACATACTTTCTAAAATCCCAAGCACTCTTCCCACACAGGAAAACGAAAGCAATTCTCATCAAAATTGAGTTCACAATGCTATTAAAAATCAACGTTATAATAATGCCGCTTGGTAAGCCTAACTCTTTCTCAAAGAGATCACACATGAAAATTACTAGCTGCACATTCAGCATCTTACAAAGATAGTAAACTCGTTTCTGGTCAACTGGATCATAACCCATCCTCATAGACATCAAATAGAAAAACATGGCAAGCAAATCTATCATTACTGTTTCATGAGACGCATCAAAACCCGAAAAATCCATATCTATAAAAAATGGATGCTTCTTAAGCCTCTCAGCTAGCATCGTCCATTGCTTCGAACCTGCATTCATTCCTCCATAACATTCAGAGAATTCAGGATAAGCCATCAAAAACATAATCAAAGGCATTAGAAATATACGCATTATGTAGTTGAAGTCAAAGCCAACAACTCCAAAAAGTCGAATAAAATACTCCAATATTTTACGTAACTTCCGAACTTCATCTTTTGGAGAAAAATCAACTTGAAGAGCAGGGCAGACACCTTTATCTAGAAATGCCAGCAATTCTTCACAAGCATCAACAAACGTTTTCTTGACCTTCCATAAATCCTTCTCTTTATCTATACAATCAAATAATAGATATTTGTCCTTAATGCCCAATTTCCTCCATCGACGACCAACAGACGTCTTGAAATCTATCCGATCAAGATTAATGTTGGGATCACCAAAGAAGGCTTCGACTTTTGTAGCAGGACGCAACTTAATATTCTTCTGTTTAATAAAACCAGGAGGACAGGCATCATCTAAATATGCACGCATGCAATCGATTGCTAAGCCCCACGGTAGCCGAAAATGTTTCACATTCCTAAAGAAATTCGTAAACGCCGATCGATATTCTCCTTCATCATTAACACCTTTCAATTTTCCGGGAGCACCATATGGTTCACTCAATTTTGGAGACACCAAATCATATAACCTCGTTTTCTTTATCTTTGTATGAAAAGAAGCATTCGATTCTTTAAGTGTTCCAATAGGTCGAATCAAAGGATAAGATACATTTCTCAGATCGCTATTAGGAGCTAAGGGACCAAATTCAATTCGTCCCATCTCTCCAGAAAATTCATGATAAGCGACATCTGGGAAAGGAAACTTCATCGACAGAGATTCATACATAGACCTAGTGAACAGCGAACCATGCGTGTAATTAGTAACACGTCCGAGGATATCAACCTCAGGGCGTCCAGCGGCTAAAATACCAGCCACGAACCACCCCTTGGGAACATTTCCAAGGATAATAGTGCCACAATCTCCTTTCTTAGATGTCTCAGGCCACATCACAGATCGAAATCGGTGCGTAGGAAACATTGGTAAGTGATAAGAAGACTGTTTGCATATCGCACTTTTGCTAGTTAAAGTATTAAAAACAGTGAAGGTAATATCATCAACCTCGTCTGGCAACAGCGTATACAATGGATATACCGCCTTATCAAACAGATTTCGAACAAGTACAATCTCACTCTCATCAACCGCATAAACATCGTCTTCTCGATAAGATCTCTCAAGGTTGTTAATCACAATCTGGATCGGAAAAGAAATCTTTTTCCAATTAGCTTGATTCCAATAAGGGATATCAGGATTGTTATCTATCCTGGTATACAAGTAATGTTTATTAAATCCAACCCAATCCGGACCAAAGTAAACAAATCTGCAATCAATCCCACCTTCTGGAGACCTTAATTCTCCTTCAACGGTGTTGCGCTTCGCTATCTTTTGGATATCTTCAAAGCCCATACCCGTCTTCTCAAGCTTAAGGAATTGCGATTTGACATCAGCCTTGCTCCAACTACGCATCTGTTCGGGAGTCCAATTTTGTTTCTCCTCAGGAATGGCTAAACTAAACTCACTCAAATCAGTATTATGAGGATACAAAGGTTTGCCAAAAGCTTCAGCCTTGGGTTGAGATTTATTATAAAACTTGTACATTCCATAGGCTCCTATGACTCCTAATGTCAAATGCAGAGCCTCCTTATGTTTATAGTAAAACAAACGTATCTTTGAAAATGTTTGCATCATAGCTAATGCTCTCTCTGCCTCCTCTCTATCTGCACTATGTAACACTCTTCTTCTCAGGCGAATGTCCATAACGAATGGAACAAAGAAAGGAGAGGTGATGGCACTATCCAGATAATAATTAATTTGCTCTCCAAATTTCTCAAGAAACTTTCTTTTCAAATATCTTAGAAACCAAGGAAAGAGAGCTACTAGTAACAATGCCAATGCAATGCACCCAACAACATGGGTAATCTCACTACTATAAGCAACAGCAGGATTGTTGGGAACATCGTAATCCAAGTCCCAACCAAAAGCTTTATCTTTCTTCTTAACTCTCAATTCGGGAACATAGCTCTCAGGTGGATTAACATTTTCTCCAGACGGAAAGTACTTAACATCGAGCCTTCTCAAGGAGGCAACATAATGTTGAGTCCATTCTATCGAGTCACATATACCAGGTCGTACGATTTCTCGATAATCATGACTACCATTATTAGCAACATGTAGCATATGGGACAAACCACAGCCGCACGTATTCTCTGCAGCTTCAAAAATGGTATTATCACGAGCAACAGCCGCAAAATGTGCATTTGACTTCTCT